CCTATAAGGGTTATAATCTGACCTTCAGTTCCATCTTCTATCTTTGTTATGGTTTCTGACCTACCACCACTTAAAGCACACCTAAATACATTTCCACCTGCAGCACTTTTAGTACCACCAAAAGCCCATTGTTGAATAGGATTAATTACTGCTCCAGTTATTTCTAAATTTCTGGTATCAGTAGTTGGTCCAGCACTTTGTTCATCAGTATTTATTTTCATATTAGTTCCATCATCTTCAATAGAACTATCATTTCCTGTACCGAACAAAACCTTTTTAGCATCTCTTAATGCCATATCAGTACTTAACTTAACTATTCCTGTACCTACATCATCAGCCAGAATATATAAATTTGAACCATCATAATAAATACTTGCGTCTTGTCCATCTCCAAAAATTAACTTCTTACTATCACTATCTATCTTAATATCGTGAGCAATAACAATATCTGCAGTTCCACCAGTATATGGAACGAATCCACTTGTATCTCCACCACCAGCACTTGTTGCAAAAGTCTTTAAATAAACCATCTTATCTTACACTCATATAACTAATTCCCTCTCCACTTACAGAACTATCAATCCAAATCTCATCGTGATTATCTATTGCTAAACTAATACTATCCCCTGCACTTAATTCAAAACCATTAGAACTATCAACAGTATTACCTCCAACATAGATAAGTCCAGTATTACCAACTAACGCTTTAATAGTTATTGATAAACTAGCTAAACTTACGAAATTAACTCTTGAACCTGCTGTGGTAACAGTCAATTGATTAGCATTAAGTTGTTGAGGTACTTCTTGTATTGTCTTTAAAGCATTATTAGAATTAACTTCCACCCTATCATCTGTATCGTGATTCTTAATTTCAACCGCACCTATTTCTATATCTCCCACTTCTAAAACTGCATCAACCTTTAATCTATCTCCATCTATTCCTACCTTATTCCCACTTACATCCTTAATAACTACTGTATCGGGCATTTTTAATTATAAATATAAAAAAAGGGGGATAACCCCCCAAAAATAACTATGCTTATGCAGCATAACTTTCTATTGAACAAATACCATTTGCTCTCAATAGTTTTACAGCATAATCTTCCATAGCGACTATGTCTGTATATCTTTCAAGTGCATGATATTCTGTTTCTAAATAGGGATTACTCTTTTGACAAATACCAAAAGATGATACTCCACTCCCATCAACACCTAACATCAAAGCCTTAGCTTTGCTGGCAGATGCTGCAATTTGAGTAGTCCAGTATACATCCAATCCAGAAACTCTTCCAATGAAACCATTTTTAGCTACATCCCCACCAAATTTACTTGCATCTCTAAATGCTTCTAATTTTAGTAAGTCTGCATATTGTTCTGCACCAACAATCAAAAATTTAGGAATTAATTTATCCTTCATTATCTCTTTCTTGGCGTTAACGATGTCATCATAATCTATAGTATCTGTTGATGCTATATCTGTTGATGCCACCCCATTTGCTACTATGCTGTTTCCAGCACTAGCTTGTAATAAAGCTACACAAACAGTATCTTTCTTCAATGCTAATTGATAACCTAATTGTGCGGTCATATCCTGCATCAAATTAATGAAACTCCTTGATTTTTCTTTATTAGTTAATTGATATGCTGCTCCATATTCACTTGGTGAGAAAACAACTTGTGTTTTCTGAAAAGCGGTAATGGTTACTGCATCAGATTCTGCAACAGCTGCTCCTGCGGCAGGTTCTACACCCACAGTAATATTTAAAGTATCTCCTGGTTTATCCAGTAAATCATTATAAACTTTACCCAATGGTGCAACAACTAAATTTGCTTTAACATGAGCCAATACTTCTTTATTCCAAATCTCTGGATTAATATATCCAGCACTAGCTTGTGCTGTAGTAAATGCGTTTGCATCGTATGCTTTAGCAATAAATTCGCTTGCTTCCATTTTAATTTCCTCCATTATATTTTTTTTATTTTCTTAACCCCATTGATGTTCTGCTAAACCCATCTTCTCTAAAAACGCTTTTTTAGATTCTTCATCAATCTCTTTGACTTTTTCAGAATCTAATTTTAAAGAGGATTTACCTTCACTTTTAACAAAGGGACTTTGAACATTAACAACTCCTTTCGAAGTTCCAACCTGTTCTTTCAATTCTGTTATCTCCTTTTCTAACTTCTCTTTTAAGTCTACTTTATCTTCTGCTTGTTGTTTGACTGCAGCTTCTAATTTTACTTTTGTTTCTTCAAGTAATTTTAATCTTTGTTCTGCTTCCATTTCTTCTTTAATATCTTGTTTTAATTTTGTCTCTCTCTCTTTGTCTTTGCCTAAGACTTCTCTTTCTATATCTTCTAATTCCTTTTTACTTATAACTGCTTCATCTTCTTTAGTTGAAGTAGTTATTACTTTTGCTTCTTCCTTCTCAACCATTTTTTCAACCATTTGATTTACCTCTACTCTTTTCTTTTAATTCAATCTCTTGAAGTAATATGCTTTTTTTCAAACCTGCTATAGTATCTTTAGTATTTCCTATTTGTTTCTTCAAAGTTTGAATACCATTTTTAAATTTGGCTTGAGTTCTTTCATTATCTATATGTTGTTTACCTTTCATTAACTCCCAATATTCTTCTGTGGCTTCCCACTTATGTTCTACTTTATCTGGAAGTTTTCCATAATTCTTCAACATTACATCTGCAATCTTTTCAAATATATTCATTTCCCTCTTAGTTCTATCTATTTCTTCTTCGAAGGCAACTAAATTATATTCAGCATCTCCCAACTCTCTCTTTTTATTTTCTAAATCTCTTAATTGACTAATATCATCAATTTGATTTACTTTTTTCATTAATTTTTGTTCCATACTTTTCATTTTTACCAGTCCTCCACATCGTGCCATCTGCTTGGCTGATGTTTTATTAATACATCCGTATCTACATATACTTTTTCTCCTGCATTGTGTAAATCCATATAAAAATACACATCATGGTGCTTATTATTAAACCTACTATCTGTCCAGAAAGGAAATCTTCCAATTATGTCCCTCCTAATTAAAGTAGCTCCTAAACCACATCCATGAATTTGTCTCAATCCTGTTCTAAAATATTCGTGACTTTCTTCTTTACTAATATTTTTTGTCCCCAGGTTTCCATTATCTTTCCTATCTAATTTAAATATACATGCTCTTTGAAATTGTAATCCCTCTATACATTCCATCCATACATCACGATTAATATCGCCTATCTTGAATAAATGGGTGTATATCTCGAATGCTTTATCATCTTTTTCAAAACCTAACAAATAATAACTTCCTACTACAGCTTTTTTATGGTTGAGTAACCTCTTAATGATATTCTTATCTGGAAATAAGTCAGTTTCAACAATAAACATATAATCATAATCTCCCTTCATAAAATATTCTCTTATGAAATTCATAGAGTTATTAATTCCTTGTCTACTGTTACCTCCCCTATCAACATGATAGGCATTAACTCCCATTGACTTCAGTTCTTTATAAAACTTCTCCGTCTCGCTGTTATCAACAATTATGTGTTCATAATTATTGTAATCTATTTCTTTTATACACTTTAAGTGTTTTTTAATACAATAATCCTTTTTATCATATATTGGACTACCAATTAATATTTTCGGTTCATTCATGATTATGAAGCAATCTTTGTTACTACTGCACGAGGGTTAACTGGACTATTATCTAATGCTAATCCCAATATAGTCCCACCAGTATACATCTTTCCTTTTTGATACTGTTTAGGAATCAAAGCTTCAATACTCATACTTTTAAACTTTTGAACATGATTCAAATATCTCTTATCTACCAATGCTTTTATCCATAACTTCCCTTTTTCATAAATTGCTTTTATAACTTTTAATACTCCTTTCCTTTCACTCAATGCTTTCTTTACAAATTCATCTTCAGATAAATGTGAATACTTTAATTTTAAGCCATCCCATTCTTCATGAGTTATACCACCAAATATTCCCCTATCATTAATTTGATTAGCGAAACTTTTTAAGGTCTCTGGTAAAAATTTATATCCCATAGTATCTACATTACTATCAGATAGTACTCCTTCTAAGTAGTACTCTCCATCATTTCCTTTTTGAATAAATAATTTATCTGTTTTATTTAATTCAAATCTATAAAATGAATGTCCTAATCCTTTTGCTACCCACTTATTATCTAATTTCTTAAATCTCTTTTTAACTGCAGCCCAAGCTATCTTAAATGCCATATCTTCTCCATAGTCTCCCTTATACATTGAAGTGTTAAAGACACTCATGAATATTTTCTGTGCACCCATAGGTAACTTCCTGATACTTTCTGGTAATTCTGTTACATTTTTATAAGGCATTTTATTTCTTTTTTCCTATACTTGGATATTTTTTATGAACTGCTGCTCTAACTCTTTTCTTCTCTGAAGGTGTTCCATGTTGTGAAACCCTTGCTAATGCATTCCTTGCATGAGATATATCTTGAATAGGGTATCTTCTCCCAGGTAATGCAAAATTACTTTTTTTAATCATCTTACGCCCTTTCGTAGTTAGTTTTGCCATCTTTATCACATCCTATCAAAGGTTTCTTGTGCTGTTACCTTTGCATCTTCAATTGGTTTAAATTCATAAAGTAATATTAAACCATTTCTAGCAACTGTTGCTACTAATCCATACTCTTCTAATTTGAAGGGTTGAATCAATTCTGTTTCTTCTTTTGATTCTTCTTTCTTTTCAGGTTTCTCTTCTTCTTCGTATTCTTCTTCTTCTTGTTTAGGTTGTTCCAAATCATCCACCATATTATTTCTTTCCCCCATAATAATTTGTTAATCCATCATTCCTTCTTACATCTTCTTCTAATTTTGAAGTTAAGGGGGCATGTAAATTAAATGTAGTAGTAAATGCTTTACTAATAAGTTGGTCTTCTCTAGTACTTCCTTCTTCACCACTTCCTACTTTCTTTTGCATTTCATCTGGTAATTTTCTTTTTCTACTTGGAAACATATCTTCACTCTTTTCTTCATCAGGTTTATCTACATGAACTATTTCAAATAAAGAACCATCAATTGGAAATCCTTCCAATTTTAAATACTCTTCTATCTTTTTATCTTTAAATCCCATAGTTTTCATTCTTTCAGCATTTTCTAATAATCTTGTCATTCCAACTTTATTAATTGGATTGAAAGTTAATACAACTTTCTTATACCCCATTTTAACAAATAAATCATTCTCGAATGAATCTTCACATAACTTCTGTATGCTGCTAACTCTTGTTGCTAGACTCATAGTCTGTGCATCACTATTACTACGGTTACTATCACCAGGTTTTCCCATTAGTACTGGAGGGACTTGTAGAAGTGTTAGTATATTATCATCACATTTATTAATTAAACTTAAAACACTGTCACCATCTTTGAAATCTCTTAGAATTTGATACTCTACATCTCCCCATGCAATAAGTGGTTTAGTTATATCATTCTCACTTCTTTTTAAATAAGAAATAAATTGTTTTACTTGGTCATCACTTGCATTCTTAATATTGTGAAATCCCCTAAATTGATTGGTTCCAAATAACCATCCTAAATAAGCATAAACATATTGTTTAATTAAAACAGAAGTATAAATCGATTGAATATCCAGTTCTCCCCAGATATTTGTTGTTAATCTAGTTGCCGCTATATGTGTAACTTCTTCTGGAGTCCAACTAGGAAACCCAGAAGGGTCTTCATCTGGCACCACTTGGATATATCCAACAACCTTTCCATGTTTGTCTGCGACTGGTTCTGTTTGAGTTGTCTCTAATAAATGTAATTCTTTTACTTTCCCATTACCATCCTTAACAATCTCTATAAAAACATTATTGTAGGTATAAAGGTTATAAAGAATTTGTCGCATTAACTTTTTGAATTTTAAATCTTTTAATGATTGGTCAAATTTAAGTTCTTTGCTTTTTCCATCTTTTCCATGTATCTTCCAACCATACTCTATACTCTTATCAACCAGTGTGGTTATTCCAGCAATAACTGTTCCGTCTGTTCTAACTGCCTCTAAAACTTTTTCTCTACTAAATTCTGGCATTAACCCAAATTGGGCATTATTCCTATCTAGCTTTTTAGCACTATCATAATATTTATAAATTAATCCTTTTGAAGATTTAGAAATTGTTTCGTTTTTAGAGACCATCTTATATATATAGTTATGCGCAACTATTCAGTTGTTACTATTCATTATTTATTCTTTATAAACCTTCCTATTTTTTTATCTTTTTTGGAAAGAGAGCTTTCTTATGGATTGTAAATGTGGGCAATTTATCTAAATTATCTAGATACCATCTAGTATTTGCAATTATTCTTGCACAACAATCCTCAAGCCAAGCTTTTTCTTCTTCTATTGATTCTAATATTATTTCAAAACTAGCATTATCTATCCTTGCTGCCTTTTCATCCCCATACCTTTCAATTAAATAAGAAAGGTATTTCTCACTAATTGTATATTTATACTTTACACCCTTTTTGTAATATCTTCTTAATCTCATATATACT